GAATTAGCACACACGGCTACTTCTGCACATTCAAAGCAAACGCCAACATGATTCAAAAAATCACACAGGCCTAGTCGAGAGGCGGCGTAACCGCCATGTCGTATTACACCACAGCCAGTAAGCAACTGATTTCTAACTACGCGTGCATCAGCACGTTAGAACCAACAGAAATTACCATTGGCGAAAACATCACGGTTAGTGCTTTGGGTGCGCCGTTTAACGGCACATTCAAAGTGCTTGACATGCCCCAATATGAATTTACTGGCGTTGACTCAACTACAGGCGAATTTCAATTTGATGTCAATGTGCCAAGACCGAACCAAATTATTTATGCGGCTACCGGGTCAAATGTTCAATATGTTGTTACTTACGACGGGTCGGTGGAATATACGCAAACCTGCACATGGATTACCGTCGCCGCTTTAATCACATTTTTGGGCGTAACCATCAGTAATCCGTCAGATGATTATACGTTGGCCACACAAGCCACGAACGCAGCAAACTTGTTTTGTTATCGTCGCAGGCAAGAGTCCGGCTACCACGACGCATTGAGCACATCGCCCGGCGCAGATGCCACATTAGGAACGCTTATGTATGCGGCAGCTTTGTGGCGTAGTCGAGGGTCAATAGAAACGGCGTTTGCAGCGTTTGACACAATGGGCACACCAACCCAGCAATCGTTGACACCGATAGTTAAGCAATTGTTGGGCATCCCTCGACCAGCGGTTGCTTAATGGCTTACACCGATTTACTTAACGAAACCATTGACGATGTAGCTGCCACGCTTACAGCGGTAAGCGGTTTGCGTGTGGTCACTGACCCAACCAAATTAGTGCCCAATTGTGTGTTCATCCTTGCACCAAGTTTTACGACATACGCTGGCAACGGCAACATTGTGACTATGGATTTCCCGCTTAAAGTTGTTGGTTCTGGGCCTGCAGGTTTGCCAGTGCTGCGCGACATCCTTGCCATTGTGGCATTGGTTTTGGCATCCAACATTATTGTGTTATCTGGTCAACCTGGCTCAATAGAGATTGGCGGCGCATCATTTCCGTGTTATGACTTAACAGTGAAAGTGCAGGCACAAACCGCATGACGTATGTAATTGCATCTAGCAAAGTAGGCGTTATCGGTCAACCGTTTATAGTTGCAGAGGGCGTAAACGTGGCTGCACTGCTTGAAGGCGGTTTCATTGTTGAGCAATCCACACCTAAACCTAAAAAACCTGCTAAAACTAGTACAGACACCAACGAGGAGATTTAACCCACATGGCCACTAGCACCTACCTATCTAATCCACTGGTCACCGTTAACTCGGTTGACTTGACTGACCAGTGCAGCGCAGCCAATTTGACTCGCGTCATTGAGGCTCTTGAATCAACTTCTTTTGGAAAAACAGCAAGGGTCTACGTGGGCGGGTTGGAAAACTCCACATTGACACTGACAATGTATAACAGTTTTGCAGCTACAGAAACTTATGCAACTTTGGCTGCACTCGTTGGCACATCTACAACTGTGACAATTAAACCAACTAGCGCCGCAACCAGCGCAACAAACCCAGTGTCAACTTTGACTGGTTGCTACTTAGAAACCTTGCCAATCGTAAATGCATCACTCGGGTCTTTAGATACCGTTGATGTGGTATTTACGGGGGGCGTGTATTCAGTCGCAACGTCTTAATTAGCGCCGGCAACGGCCCGACACGAAAGCAGGCATATGAAAGTTAAATTAGAATTAGATTTACAAGATGGACGCGGCAAACGCGTTATGACCACAAACATGTTTGTGGTATGTGAATGGGAAAAATTAGAAAACCGCAAAGTTTCCGACGGCAAAGGTATTGGTTACAGCGACATTGCTTGCTGGGCGTATCACCTTTGCAAACTTGCTGGTGACTCTGTGCCGGACACTTGGCGCGAATGGGTTAAACAGCATCCCAACATGGATTTAACCTCAGTTGATGAGACAAACCCAAACCCTACAGCGTTGGCACTTACCGAAGACAACTAGCAGAAATGCTGGTAGCAGTAGGATGGTGGCCAACGCACATCGAGTTTGACACGCGTGACTTGACTACAGTGATTAGTGTTATAGAAAAGAACAACAAGAACAGGTGAGTTTCTATGACGGTCAACACAACAATTTCTGTGGTAGGCGTAAAAGAAACTATTAACGCACTCAAAAAGATTGACCCACAGCTACAAAAAGACTTTAGAGCCCAAGCCAACGAAATTGCGCAGCCAGCAATAAACGCTGCAAAAGATATGTACACGCAATTGCCGTTGTCTGGTATGGCATACAAATGGAATAGCAAGGGCCGTCAACTGTTTCCGTTTAGCGTAGCTAAAGCTAAAAGCAATGTTAAATTGCGTATTGACACACGGCGCAACGCTATAGGCGTAATTTTGATTGAACAGAAAGACCCAGCAACAGCAATTTTTGAAACCGCTGGCCGTCTAAATGCAAACCGTCTTGGTGACCAATTAGGTTTTGTTGGCCCTGGTCGCACTCGACTGATTGGGCCTGCCGTATATAAAGCTCGTCGAGGCATTGAAGCACAAATGCAAAAGATGATTTTGGATACCGCGCGCACAGTTAGGCAGGAAATGTAATGCTGTCTATACCGATTATTTCAGAATTTGACGGCAAGGGCATTAACAAAGCCATTAAACAATTTAAGCAACTGGAAACCGTTGGCGAAAAAGCACAATTTGCTATTAAAAAGGCTGCCATACCTGCCGCTGCTGCGCTTGGTGCAGTAACGGCGGCTCTTGGTGCTGCGGTGGCTGCAGCTGCAGAGGATGAAGCACAAGCCGCCAACCTTGCGTTAACTCTTAACAACGTCACTGGCGCAACAGAAAAACAAGTCAAAGCCACAGAGAACATGATTAGCGCAATGTCGAGGGCTACTGGTACTGCGGACAGTGAGCTGCGTCCTGCATTGGCCGTGTTGGTTACTGGCACAAAAGACATTGCTACAGCAACAGAGGCATTGACACTGGCGCAGGACATTGCTATTGGCTCAAACAAGTCATTAAGTGAGGTTAGCGATGCGCTTGCTCAAGCTTATGGCGGCAACATGAAAGGCCTACAGGCCTTATCACCAGAGATTAAAGCAATGATTAAAGACGGTGCGTCACTTGATGAGGTAATGCAAGTACTTAACGGCACGTTTGGTGGTGCAGCTGCTACTGCAGCAAATACGGCTGCAGGCAAATTTAAGATACTTAAAAACTCGTTAGATGAAACTAAAGAGTCAATTGGTGCAGCGTTGTTACCAGTTGTTGAAAAAGTTTTGCCAGTGTTACAAAAATTTGCAGACTGGGCACAAAAAAACCCAGAAGCATTTTTGGCTATTGCCGGCGCAATCACCGCAATATCTGTAGCAATTTTGGCAGTTAATTTTGCTATGTCATTAAATCCATTTACAGCAATTGCAGCTGGCATTGCCGCACTAGTAGTTGGCATCGTGTATGCCTACAACAAATTTGAGACATTCCGCACAATTGTTAACAGCGTATTGAACGGCCTAATTGGTGGTTTTGAAACTTTTGCTAACGCATTTATCACAGCAATAAACCTCATTATTCGAGGCATGAACCTAATTAACCCGTTTAGCGACATACCATCATTGCCATCATTAAGTCTGCCTAGCATTGGTGGCGGTAGTAGCGGTGGTGGGATTATTGCGCCGCCTAACCCACCTAAGAGCGGTGGCACAATGCCAGGTGTATCTGTTCCGTCTATGCCTAGTCCTGCAGCACCAATGAGCGGTGGCGGCAGCTCTAGCAGCCAAAAGCCAACATTTAGCGGCGGTGGTGGCCCGACAATTGACACGCAAGGGCAAATAGGCAACTTCGGCTTAAATTTGCCAGCCAACTTTACAATCAACGTGTCTGGCGGCATCTCGACTAGTGCCGAAATAGGCAAATCTGTTGTTGACGCAATAAACCAGTACACGCAAGTGTACGGTCCAGTACGTTTTGCAACGGTGTAATAATGCCCGGCTCAACCGTCATTACAGGTGGCACATACCTTTTAGAGCTGTCTAGCGGTTATGACGCAAGCGCCTTTTATCTTGATGACTCACTACTGGACGGCACTAATGTGCTTGACGGTGACGGCGTGGATTACAACGACATTACAAACGTTGTGCAAAACATTACGATTAGTCGAGGGCGTCACAAACCGTTAGACGTGTTTGGGCCTGGCACAATGTCTGTGTCAATTAGCGTTCCGGTAGGCAACCGTGATTATGACCCGTTAAATACATCTAGCGTTTATTACAATCAGTTGACAGAACAGCCTGGTTTAGCCCCATTGCGCCCAATCAGGTTAAGTCGTAACGGTGAGTACCTTTTTACAGGCGTAGTAACCACGTTTAACCAAACATACAACATGGCTGGATTAACTACATACAGCATTGCCGCTGCAGACAACACCTATGTGCTCTCACAAGGTTTTTTGCCTGAAACCGTGACCACCAGCCAAACCTCGTCAGCGCGCATTACAGCCGTTTTAAGCGCTGCAACCTACACAGGCGCTACATCCCTTACCGCTAGCCCTGTAGCCACGCTAGGGGCTTATACCATCGCTAGCGGCACAAACGTAAATGCCTATATAAACCGCATACAACAGGCAGAACAGGGTCGCATTTTTTGTAGTCGAGCAAACGTGCTGACCGCGCAACCGCGTATTGGAACAACATTAGACGCAGCCACCGCAACGTTTAACGACACCGGCACAGCTACACCGTATGACACCATCCTAGTGGAGTTTGACCAACAGTCAGTTATTAACAATGCCAACGTCACTATTGCGTCTGGCGGCACGCTACAAAACGCCAGCAACGCAGCGTCTATAGCAGAGTACTTTACGCAAACAGAGGCGATTACAGACAGCCTTTTAAGCAGTGACGCGCAAGCTGCCACGCTGGCAAGTTACCTGCTATATCCAAACCCACGCCCACGCTTTACCAGTGTGTCAACCACATTTGCCAGCCTGACCGATGCCCAAAAAACGGCGCTAGCACCAATAGAAATTGGTCAAACCGTGTCAGTCACTAAAACCTTTCCGTCTGGCACGCCACTAAGCGTCAACCAAGATTTGGCAGTTGAGGGCATAGACCACATAATTGACATGAACACAGGCCACCGCATGACTTTGTGGACATCGCCAACGGTCATCCTTGACCAATTTATTTTGAATGACATTACGTTTGGTGTGCTATCTACCAGTAACGCGCTCGGTTAGGATAATCTACAACTATGGCAACCACACCGTATCCATTTGTCGCAAATACTGTGCTCACAGCCAGTCAATTAAACTCGACATACAACATTCCCGTAAACGCTAAAACTGCTAGTTACACGCTTGTGGCTGCTGATGGCGGCACTCGTGTACAAATGAACAATGCAAGCGCAACAACAATAACTGTTAACACGTCATTGTTTAGCGCTGGTGACTCAGTTTGGTTACAAAACATTGGTGCAGGCGTTTGCACGGTCACGGCTGGAACAGCAACAGTTACCACTGCAGGCAGTCTCGCTATGGCACAATATGGTGGTGGCGAATTATTTTTTACTAGCGCAAGTGCAGCAATCTTTTTTCCGTCAGGCGGTAAATCATTGACAACAAATACGGCAGTTTTTACGGCAGGTGGCACTTTTACGCCGCCCGCAGGCGTTACTTATGCAATCGCCTATATTCGTGCAGGTGGTGGAAGCACTGGACAAACAACAACTGGCAACACAGGCGGCACATCGAGCGTTGCTTTTGCCGCTGGAACAATTAGCGCAACAGGCGGCACTAAAGGTGGAATGACAAACATAAACGGCAACTTGCAACAATCCGCTGGAACAACAAACAGTGGACAAGGCGCAAAAACTGGCGGCGATATTTCTGCAGGTGACCCGGGTGCTCCTGTGCAATACGCAGCGCAAGACGGAGCGTTAATCACTGCAGGTGGAACCGTTACTCCTAGTGTTGGCATAACGGTCACTGTTGGCGCTGGCGGCACGGCAGGCACAAACGGTGCTGCAGGCGGCTCTGGATACGTTTATATCACCTACGAGGTTTAGGAAAACTTTATGGCAACTTATGCACAAGTAGAAAACAACATAGTAGTCAATGTTGTCGTGGCAGACGCTGAATGGATAGCGGAACAGCCGGGCGAATGGATTGAATACACCGATGCAAACCCGTGCGGTATTGGTTGGGATGTAGAAAATGGTCAATGTGTTGTACCACCGCTGCCGCCTGAGCCTATTGAGCCTTAGTTTTGTGTTTGCACTAATCCCGATAGCTTGCTCAACTACACGAGACAACGCAGGCAAAAAAACTGTACGCAACAGCGCACTAATCCAATGCACGACAGCCGACAGATGCGAGCAAGCTAATGGCTAGAGACCGAAGCGAAATTGACTACCTGCACGCACGCATGATTGTGTTTGTAGCTTGCACAATTGCAATAACTTTTGCAATCACTGTCATTGGTTTTGTCTATTTTTTGGGGTTTATTGAACAGCCAGAAAAACAGAGCCCCAATGATGCGGCCTTTATAGATTTATTAAAAACACTGTCAATCTTTATGACCGGCACATTGTCTGGACTAGTTGCTGCAAACGGCCTTAAAAAGAAACCTGAAAATGGCAGTACTACCAGCCAACCCTAAAGTCATCGGGTCAAAGCCGTACACAGGTAACAGTGACGGTGCAGCTACAGGCCCGCGTGCCGGCATGGATGAATGGATACGGCAAGCCATAAAGCATGGTGCAGGCGCGTTTTGGAATAACGGCAGCTGGGGCATTAGACAGCAACATGGGCATGATGACCAACTAAGCGTGCACGCCACTGGTCGAGCAGTTGACTTGTCATATCGAATGTCAGAAAAACACCCAGATGCAAACCGTAAAGGCACTATTGCGTTTATCAACATTGTGTTAGCCAACGCAAACGAATTGGGTGTTGAGTGTGTGCTTGATTATAATCCTAAAGCATTTGGGCGTGGCTGGCAGTGCACTCGTCAAGCATGGATGTCGTACAGCAAGCCAGAAATACACGGTGCGCCCGGTGGAGATTGGCTGCACGTTGAGATAAATCCTCAGATGGCAAACCAGCCAAACCTTGTAAAACAAGCGTTTCAGAGAGTATTCACCGAATTGCCACAGTGATGCTCTATGGTCGTTGTACCGACGATTGGAGACGCAAATGGCAGACGCCAAAACTTATGTGTACGAG